GAATGATGAGTGCATGTCGATGACAGAAGATGATATTCAAAAAGTTATCAAGTCTTGTAGAGATAGACTTGGTGAACCAGTAAAGACTAAGAAGAAAGTTACAAAACCAGAACAAGTTACTAACACTAGAGGATTTGGAAAATGACAGGATGGATCGCTGCTATTACTCGTGGTCACAATGCTGGTGTCGCTCTCTTCAAAGACGGTGAGTTAGTATTTGCTGCTGAAGAAGAGCGTTATTCCCGTGCAAAATATGATGGCGCACCTCTGGTCGCCATGACAAAGATTCTTGACTATACTCCTAAGATTGATTGGTTGGTGGTTGCACATACCCAATTGATGACTAAAGATTCTGGTCGTCTTGAGTATAGTATTGAACCAATCTATCAAGGATGGGCAAGGAAGTTGGGTCTGATTGAGTACTATCCAAAGATGGATAACTCTAAAGAGGCACACCCTCAGGTGATTGACTATGGTACTATTCACCATAAACTTCATGCTGCTTGTGCTTTCTATCGTTCTGGATTCTCTGATGCTGCCGCAGTTGTAGTTGATGGTGCAGGATCTTTCCTTGATTTCTCAATCATGGGGTCTGCAGATACTGTTTGGGAAACAGAAACTATTTTTGATTGTGAGTTCCCTTACACTATGAACACCAAGTATAAGCATCTTGGTGGCAGAGGTCCTTGGTTAACTAATCAAGTTGAGGTGATGAAGAATGAAGAGGTTTATCTTGGGGAGTCGGGTGAGTTTGAGTATGTTCTCACCGAAACTGCTGGTATTGTAAAAGCATACGAAGCAACTACTCAGTATTGTGGTTGGCATGCTATTGAAGCAGGAAAGACCATGGGTCTGTTCCCTTATGGCGAACCCAATGATGAGATTCCTACTCTCTTTAGAGATACGGGTAGAGATTTGAAGACGGTTGATAGAAATGTCATCGTACCTACCTACCCCAATGCTGGGCATGTCAATGGTCAAGACTATCCGTTCTTGAATGACAAAGAAGTTATGGAGATGGACAGGAAAGAATGGCCTGCTCATCAGTCCCGTAAGGACATGGCATATGCCACCCAAGTAGAGACTCAACAGGCAGTTCTTGATATCATCTACAAGGCAGTTAAGATTACGGGTAAAAAGAACATTGTTCTTTCTGGTGGATATGGTCTTAACTGTGTTGCAAACTACTGGTATCTTGACAAACTGAAAGAGGATGGCATCAATCTGTATGTCGAACCCGTCAGTAATGACGGAGGAACTGCTATTGGAGCAGGTCTGTTAGCACACTATGCTTTGATGCAAGAGCAAGGTATTGAACCAGAACTTCCTGCACAGATTACTGATTTGTATCATGGTATTTCTTATGATTATACTTTGAATCAAATCATTGAGACTGCTGATAAGTATGGCGGTGTTGTCAGTGAGGCAACCAACGAAGACATTGTAAATCTGATTACTTCTGAGAATATTGTTTCTCTCTTCCAAGGTGGTGCAGAAGCTGGTCCTCGTGCTCTAGGTAATCGTTCTATCTTGTATGATCCGCGTGATCCAGAGGGCAAAGACTTTGTGAATACAGTCAAGCGTCGTGAATGGTTCCGTCCTTTTGCTGGTTCTATTCTGAAAGAACATGCACATGAGTGGTTTGATCTGCGTGGCATGGAGGACACTCCGTTCATGATGTATGCCGTCAAGTGTCAACCAGGAATTGAAGAGAAGATTCCTTCTATCATTCATGTAGACGGCACCTGTCGTATTCAAACTGTCACAGAAGATGTGAATAAGAACTACTATGATTTGATCAAAGCATTTTATAATGCTACTGGTTGTCCTATTGTGTTCAACACATCGTTCAACCTTGGCGGGGAACCTTTGGTAGAAACTCTTGATGATGCATGTAGAACTCTTGCAGAATCTGACATTGAGTATCTGTACCTGCCTGAGTATGGTAAACTGATTACAGTAACGAATGACTAAAAAAGTATTTGTTAATGGGACCTTTGACATACTCCACCGTGGTCATCTTGAACTACTGGAGTATGCAAAGTCCCAAGGTGATGTTGTAGTCGTTGCTATTGATGGTGACGAGAGAGTAAAAGAAAAGAAAGGTCCGACGCGACCAATAAATACTGCCGAAGATAGGGCATACATGCTCTCAAGTCTTAAAACTGTAGATCATGTTCTCTTGTTTAACTCTGACCTAGAGTTGGAGAATTGTGTAAAGGTCACAAATCCTGATATAATGGTGGTAGGATCTGACTGGGAAGGAAAGTCAGTTATTGGATCCATGTTCTCTGCCGAGGTACATTTTTTCCCTAGATTAGAAGATTATGCAACTAGCAAGACAATACAAAGTATTATTGATCGGGGATAATTGTACAGATGAATGGGTCTATGGCGAGTGTGATCGCTTGAGTCCAGAAGCACCTGTTCCTGTACTCGTCAGAGATGGTATTGATACTGCTCCTGGTATGGCAGGTAATGTCAAGCAGAACTTAGAGTCTCTTGGCATTACTGTCACTTTTTTATGCAATAAAGAAGAGTCAAAGAAGACTAGATTTATCGACAGTAAAACTAATCAGCAGATAGTTCGTGTTGATAGTCAACCTGATGTGAAACCTTTGCACCCATCTCAGTTACAGATGGCACTGTTGCATGAAACCTATGATGCGATTATCATCTCAGATTATGACAAAGGATTTCTCCCTGACTCTAAAACAATCAGCGATATTGCTGGCAGGTATCCTAATACTAAAGTATTTGTGGATACGAAAAAAACTAAACTACCTACGGAGTTTAGTAATGTCATCTATAAAATTAACAAGAAAGAATTTGAGGCATTAGATTCTGGCAGTATTCCTAACGGAGAGAATATGATTGTTACTCTTGGCGGTGATGGTGCAGTGTGGAATAAGAAAAAGTTTCCCTGCAATGATCTCGTCAGGACATTTGATGTGACAGGTGCTGGTGATACCTTCCTTGCTGCGTTGGTATTTTATATTGTACAGTTACCTGTGATGGAAGAGGCGATTGCTTTCGCCAATAAAGCAGCAGCAATTGCAGTACAAAATCCTGGAACTTATACTCTCAGGATGGATGATATCGATAGGATTTTAGGTTTATGAGATACAATGTAGACATCGACGGCACCATATGCTATCCTGGTAAGGGCGAGGGCAGATACACTCTTGCAGTTCCACGCTGGGACAGGATCTCAAAAATTAACGACCTATATATTAAAGGGCATGAAATCATTTACCATACTGCAAGAGGTATGGGCACCTTTGATAATGATCGTGAAGAAGCTTACGAAAAATATTACGACTTCACCTTAAAACAACTTAGGGACTGGGGTTGTATGTTCAACGATCTTTATCTAGGCAAACCCGCTGCAGATTACTACATCGATGACAAAGGAATCAACTCAGAAGACTTCTTCAATCAAGATCGTACCGAAGGGGTGGGGTCACGAGAAGTGGATAGTCAATAACGAAATGTATTGTGGCAAGCTCTTGTTCATTGAGAAGAACAAGAGATGCTCATGGCATCACCACAAAATAAAAGATGAGACCTTCTACTTACAGAGTGGTCTCATCTCATTGTATTATGGATACGATGATGATATTGGTCAGGCAGATCTCTTGGTATTAGAACCAGGTGATAAGTTCCATGTTCCTGTAGGTCTCAATCACCAAATGGTTGCGCTGATGGATTCGGAATTGTTTGAATTCTCAACGCAACACTTTGATTCAGATTCAATACGGATCAAGAGAGGTGATTGATTCATCAGGATGATTGACATAATCATCCACAGTTCTAAAATTATAATTAGACAACCAATTCATATCTGCTTGGGTATGAAACTGATACTTCTCTACGAGGTTTGGTGGGAAAGGAATCTCCTCCACCATTGCCTCGCTTTTTTGTGCGACAAGATCTGCTACATGTTGAATAGAGATAGCCTTACCTGTGCCTAGATCAAAGATACCACTACCTGCATTGTTAGTCAGGACAACATTAACAATGTCTCCTACCCAGATATAATCTCTAAGAACTTTGTCGGATCCTTGGAAAGGATGGATTGCACCAGTTGCCGATTGCCACTGGAACTTACTCACAAGACTAGCTTGCTCTCCTTTGTGAACCTCACCAGGTCCATACACATTGAAGAACTTGAACCCTTGGATGTGAGAGAACTTGTGCATGTTATCTTGCACCCAGTAATCTACAGTCGCCTTTGACATTGCATAGTAATTCAAAGGATTGATGATACCATCAGTAGGCATACACCGACCGTATGTTGATGCAGATGAGGCATACTTTACGGGGATACCATACTCGATAGCTTTCTCAAACAACTTGATGCTATAATCAATATTATATTTGTAGATAGCATCGATATCTTTGTTGACAGTTGAAGACAATGCCCCCATGTGGATGATCGTGTCTACCTCATCCCACCGAGTAAATTTGTTTAGTAATTCAAAGCAATTGTCAATGTCAATTTCAAGTGGTTTGTCCACGGTGCAAGCAAAGTGATTTCCGATGAAACCTTTGGCACCAGTTACAATATTCATACTAATGTTCTTTCTAATATATATTCTACCACACCTAAATAGAAAAAAGGTGCTCCCATATCGATTTTGAGGCATGACACTTAAAAGATATACGCTGGCTGTAACTAGTCCAGAATATTGGGATGAGATCCATGGTGCTCTCATCATTGACTCTAATCAGGATGGGATTCCTGATCGTAAGGTAACTTGTAGTGATGAGCACTCCATCAGTGCGGTTCGTGGTACATATGAGCTGACTGAGGATGAGGCATTTGAAATTTCAAGGCATCCACATGTTAAGTGGATTGAACTATCTCTGAAGGACAATAGAGATCAGTTCCCAGAACCACAACTGGTGGAGCCTTTAAGATTTGATAGTGATGTAAAAATATACAGAGACCTGACAAGTAATGCTCCTCCTGGAGTTACTACTGCTGGAGAATTAAATCGTACTAACTGGGCAGTCCCTAGAGTATCTGGCATTGCAACCAACGGTGAACTGTATCCCAATGTAGTTGGTAGTATTCCTCCTCAGCAAGGCAATGTTGAGTACATCTATGATGGTAGACATGTTGACATTGTTATCCATGACTCTGGTGTTCTGCAATCTCACCCAGAATTCTTGAATGATGATGGAACAAGTAGAGTAAAAGATATTGTTCTAGATTTCCCTTACTTCCTCGACCCTGGATACTTTGGTACTAATGGATTCACCTTTGTATTGGAGGATGGTTCTATTGGTATTGATACCAGTAGAGCAGAAGCATGGTGGGAAGATAGAAACGCTCGCTCATCTGAGTTCGTTCTCCTTCCTGAGATTGTCATTCCTCCTGGATACAATAGAAATGGTGCCATTGGTATTGGTACAGCAGGTGGTAACAACTTAGGCAGCGGTCACGGTACATCAGCTGCAGGTCTTGCTGCTGGTAAGAACTTTGGTCTGGCATTCAAGGCAAACATCTGGAACATGCCTGCCATCTCCGATAATGTCGGGATGGATATTGAGACAGCATACGACCTGATGGCATTCTTCCATCAGTACAAACCAGTAAACACTGAGACTGGTAGAAGAAATCCAACCGTTGTTAATGGTTCTTGGGGTTATCAGGCTGCTGTCTTCAGTTCTGGTGTTGTCAACTATAGATTTACTGGCATCACCAGCACCATTGACATGTCATCTGTCGCTGCAGGTGCTCCCTCTGGCGTTGAGGACATGATCATTGGTTTCAATAACCAGGTCTTTGGTGCTTATAAATCTTGGTCATCTTCATCTAGATCCAACTCAACTAATGAGGCTGGTGATGAATTGATGAACGCTGGTGTCATCTACATCGCTGCTGCTGGTAACAACAACCAGTACATTGGTCTTGGTTTCACTGATCCTTATAGACTTAACGGTGTTGAGGATGATTTCTTTAATGTTAATGATACTAGACCTGAGTTTGGTGGACTGAGATGTCCTACATCTCACAGAGATTGGATGAACCCTCAGGGTATTGGTTTTGATGACAGCACAGGTTATCACCCTGTCATCAATGTCGGTGCGATGGATGACTTTGTAGAATCAAACTACAAAGAAAGAAAAGCAGACTACTCTAACTCTGGTCCTGGTGTTGATATCTACGCACCTGCAAACGATACTCTCTCTGCTGGTCTTCCTTCTGGATCCTATGCAGACTATAGAAGACACGATAATCCTAACCACTTTGATAATAGATTCAGCGGAACATCTGCTGCTGCTCCTGTAGTTGCTGGTCTCGTTGCTCTGTACATGCAGAGAAACCCAGGTGCTACTTCACAAGAGGTCAGACAGTGGTTGCTGAATGACTATGGTAGTGGTGTTGGTCTTGGTGCAACTAGTTACTCAACTGTAGGTGGTGGTAGTACTAACATTGGTAATGATTTATTCTTTGACCAGTTCCCATCCAACATCTATGGTAATGATGACTTTAACTGGTGGACGGGTCAGTACAACCAGAGAACTGCTAGTGGTGATGGAGTAATTCAGATTGCATATCTGGATGTATCCGCTGGTATTCTCACAGAGACTGCTGGCATCAATGAACCGTCTATTGAATCGCCAATTAATAATGATGTTGGTGTTAACACTGAGAGTCTTCAGTTAAGATCGAGTCAATACACTGCCATCGGTGGTACTACAGTATCTGGTACACTAAAAGCAGTTGAGTTTGAACTTGCAACTGACTCTAACTTTACTAATGTTGTTTGGGAATCTGTAGGAGATCATGATTTAAATCTCACTCAGACAGTTAATGTTCAGTTAGCAGGTTTTACAACACACTATGCTCGTGTCAGACACATCTCTAACGATGATGGCACGGCATTTACCTCATATGTTTCTAACTTCTCTGCTGGTATTGTTTCGTTTGCCACGCTAGGTAATGCACCTGGTGTTCAAGCACCGACAGTTCTTGCACCTCTGAATGGTGCTACCTTGCTGCAGAGATTTGGTATCACTCTTACATCGAATGCATTCGTTGCTATCGATGGCGAGGCAGTCTCTGGTACTCTCAAAGCAGTTGAATTTGAAGTTGCTACTGATCTTGGGTTTACCAATGTTGTATTCACAAGTGTAGGTGATCTCAACACTTCTCTGTCTCAGGTCATCGCAGATGGTCTCACTCCTGGTACGACATTCTATGTAAGATGTCGTCACCTCTCCAACGCTGATGGCACATCTGGTGTTGCCCACATCTCACCTTTCTCTGCTGTAGTAAACTTTACTACACCTGCTGCTGCTCTTGCTGAGGTAGGTAGACTGGCATCAATTAAGACTACTCTAACCCAAGGTGTTGTTGAACCAGTTCTTCTTTACGAATCTGACAACCTCCTTGAAGTTAGTATCGGTGTTGCAAACCAGAACGACTTCCGTTCTACATTCTCTATTGGTATCTCCAGTACGCCTGGATTCAAACAGAGTGATTACATCACCTATGGTATTCCTCTTGACAGAGGTGGCACGAGACTGATCGAGAAGGTTGGTGTCAAACCTGGTGATAAGATTTTCGTATCATCTTTTGACCCGAACATTTCTTTCATTGCTTTCGCTACTAGAAAGTTTGACAAACTTGGTCCTGACTCTGCTCTGGTTCATGGTAGGAGAAAATCTGGTACTCTTAGCTTTAATCCTCCCTTCCAGATTAATACTAACCTTGAGTTCTTCACAGCACTAGAGGACAGTCTGGTCACGGTTCATGCCACCAACCAGAACTCTGACTCTACTGTTGGTATGTCAGTTGGTCTGTCCTCTGGTGGTATTGCTGAATTCCAAGAGTCTGACTACCTGGTCTTCGGTCTTAGACTTGCTCCTCTACAGGATGTCCAGATCGACAACCTTGCTCTTGCTAAGGGTCAGAGCTTGATCGTCCGTGGTTCTAAACCCAATCTGACTTTCGTTGCTCACTCTGTACCTCAGGATCCTGGTCCTTCTGGTATTGGTACAAACATCAATGTCAACACCAGCGGTAACATCACTGCCAATGCATTCTTCGGTGATGGTGCTGGTCTTACAGGTGTCACTGCTGTTGGTAGCGGTGTTGAGATTCAAGACAACAACACACCGATTGGTGTTGCTGCAACAGTCAACTTCGGTCAGAACATTTCTGTATCTGGAATCTCTGCTGGTATCGTAACAGTTACTGCTGCAGACACAGTTGGTGTTGCTGAGACTGCTAACAGTCTTGCTCCTGGTGTTGTCGTTGCTTCTGCGACCACTGCCAATGCTGCCACGACTGCTCAGACTGCTGTTACTGCTACCAATGCTGTAAATGCTCAGAATGCTGACAGTGCAACCGTTGCCCAGACTGCTAACAGTCTTGCAGCAGGAGCAGAAATTAATACCACCAGTGATATCACTGCCGCAAGATTCATCGGTGATGGTTCTCAGCTGACTAATATTGTTGCTTCTGGTTCTGGTGTAATTGTTCAGGACTCTGGTTCTGCAGTTGGTACAGCAGGTACAGTCAATTTTGATGCTGGTCTTGATGTCAGTACAGTATCTGCTGGTATCGTCACCGTAACGATCAATGAGGCACCTCGTGCTACCTTGGCAGGCATTGCCTCTGAAGCAATCATTGCTGGCATCGCAACCTATGCTACGCTCGCTGGTCTTGCCTCTCAGGCGAACAACGCACTCTTTGCTAACAGTTCTAGTTTCTCCACCCTGACGGGTGCTGCAGACACCGCTAAGAACCTTTACACTCAGCATGAGGGACCGTTCAAACCCCTGCCCGTAACAATTGGTACTAAGACAACTGATCACAGATACTATGGTATTGGATCTGATCGTTCTATCAATGTTCAGGGTTACGAGTCTCCTTATCTGAGATTTGAGGTAGGTCAAACCTATCGCTTCGAGAATGCCGCACAGCAGGCAAACTATCCGATTAGGTTCTACTACGCTGCCTCTGGTGATCCAGTTGGTTTCGGTACGACTACACCTGTCACATATACTGACAATGTAACTGAGACTGGAACATATACTGAGATTGTTGTTGATGAGAACACACCGCAACTCCTCTACTATGGAGCTGGTGTTGGTGCTACCATGGGTAGCATGGGTAACTCCATCCAAGTCTTCAACAATGACTTCCACAAGGTCAGCAGAGTTGGTGAGTTTAAGAACCTTGTAGGTCTTAAGACTGCTACCTATACTCAGTTCTATGAGGGTCGTGCTACTTCCTGGTACATGAACAGCAACCTTGGTGTTGGCAACAGTGACTACACTCCTGGTGATCGCTCACATAATGTCAGCTCCATCGTACAAACTGCTACTGGAACATACACTGTAAACTTTGCAGATGCCATGGCAGATACAGACTACGCTGTCATTGGTATCGCGAGTGGTACAAATGCCTTCCCAGGTGGCATCGTTAACCTCAGAATTTCTGACAGAACGGTTAACGGATACACAGTTAGGGTGTATAATGGAATCCCTGCCCTTGAGGACTTGGGCGAACTTAGTATTATGACGCTTGGTGGACAGGATGGAGAGAGAACCTACATCTAAGATCATTAACTACGACAAGGTGGTCAGTCAGCTGCCCACCTTTGTCATTGAAAATGGTCCTGAAGAATTCAATAGATTTAAAGATATAATTCTAGAGAAGAGGGAAAAAGACCCAGAGTATCTTGACACTCAAGAGACTGCTGGGCATTCTGTTAAAGCATGGCTCACTAAATGGGACACTCATGAAACTGACCCAAGGTTTCAACCTGTTGGCGAGTATGCTTTATATGTGCTAAAATATATCATGGAGAATGTCTTTGAAACTTTTGCAGAGTTCAAAGTAGTATCTCTATGGGCAGTAGTAATGGAAGAGGGGGATCAAGCAATTCCTCACGATCATTTGTCTGCTGCCTGGTCCTGCGTCTATTATATTGATGTTGAGGAAGATGTTGCACCCATTTTCCTAGAGGACAAGGAAGTACATGTAAAAAATGGTATGATGGTCCTATTCCCTGGACTCCTTACTCATTATGTGCCACCTACAAAGGGAAGAAGAGTTGCAATTGCCATGAACATTGATAAAATATGTCTGCCGTAGAAATCTCCACAGTAAAGGTTGAGTTACCAATCTTTCAAACTATGTGGACCGACAGGTTGGATGAATTCAAACAATCTATCCTAGACCACAAAAAAGAATTTGCTGAGACGACACCAGACTTCAATGTGAATGCTGGATGGAGATCTAACTGGGTTCTACATCAGACTGATCCTCGATTTTCTGATATGCAGAAATATTTTGAGGATTTAGCACATTCTATTGGCAAACAATACTTTCATACAGATGGACTGTATGAGGTTGTTAACATGTGGGCAATGACTTACGAGTCAAATGAGGGCGCACAAGTACACAATCATTTCCCTTCTGCCCTCTCTATCATCTTCTACATTGATGTTGAGGATGATTCCGCACCCATTTGTATTGGGGAGTCTTGTAGACCCGCAGAGAACGGTCTGGTGCTCGCTTTTGATTCCAGTATCCCCCATTGGGTCCCTGATGATTGTACAGGAAGGCGGATTTGTGTAGCAGCAAATTTAGATCATGTTGCTTCCCAGATAAGAGGCAGTTGGAGAGCAATTTAATTTTATAAATTCACATGTAGGTAGCACATTCAAGATGTTTACAATCTACTCAATGCAGGGTTGCGGATACTGCCGCCAGGTACAGCAACTCATGGAGATCACGGAACAGAAATTCGTTGTGTATGAACTCAACAGAGATTTTACCATCGAAGAATTTGAAAACGAATTCAACACAAAATACTTTCCACAAGTAGTTCACAGGGATAAAGTTATTGGCGGTGCTGCCGAAACCGTAGAATACTTTAAAGAGAAAAATCTTGTCTGAATCAAAACTAAATAATGACATCCACACAAATCGTGGAGTTGAGTTTATTCTCAATGGAGGTAAGAGGAAGGAACAACCAAAAACTTTCCAGTTGATGTTCGGAAAGATGGTTCGCTTCCTTAAGCGGGAAGTTCATCTTTACTTTGAGATCTCACTGGACTTCAAGAAAGATAATCCCAAGGGAGAATAAGAAAATGCTGGCAGTCAGTTTAGTTGCAGGGTCGTTCTTAGTAGTAGGTGCCCTGATCGTCGGTTGTATGCTAGGATGGGTACTCAGAGAATACATGATGTACCATCACGATCGGCAACCTCAACAAGGTCTCCATCCCGAGATGTATGATGAAGACGGAAACATCCTTCCCGATTCTCTCATCGCTTTCCGTTTTGAAAATGATTTCGACGACGACGAAGATTAATTACTATTTGAAAAATCATGCCTAAATTGCCACCACATCCGCTTCAATCTGAAATCTTGCAAGCGGTCTCTAGTGCTAAAACAAAAGCATCAAAGATTAAAATCCTGCAGGAGCATCGTTCTCCTGCTTTGGTTTCTATCTTTGTATGGAATTTTGATCCTAGCATTGAGAGTGCTCTTCCTGAAGGAGAGGTTCCTTATACTCCTAATGACTCCCCTACAGTGGATAGTCAGAGTAAACTTGCTAGTCAATACAGGACCCTCTACAACTATGTAAAGGGTGGTAATGACACTCTCAAGAGAACTCGTAGAGAAGCACTGTTCATTGAACTGCTTGAGTCCCTTCATCCTGATGAGGCAGAGATCATTTGCCTTTGTAAAGATAAGGACCTTGGCAGTAAGTATCGCATCACTCACAATGTCGTCAAGGAAGCGTATCCTGATGTT